GGTGGTGATGGTATGGGTGGTGCTATTGGTGAAACATTTACGTTTGAGATTGGGGGAGTTGGTGCAGGCGATTGTGTTATATCAGCTCATTACATTAAGAGTCATCCGAATTCAGACCCAGACACTTTTGAATTAAGACTTGTTCCAGAATGTGGAGAAACAGTAAATTTTTTTGATACAGTAACAATTAAAAAGAATGGAGTTACAGAGTTTGTTGGTTTTGTAGAGGAGATTACTCCAGAAGTTGGAGAGGATGGACTTGAATATTTAATATCTGGGCGATGCTGGAAACTTATGGTTTGGAAAAAATGGAATGAACGTTACCAAGAAAGCCGTGAAGTTGGACCAGAAGATACTGAAGGTAATATTGAAAGTGGATTTTTTGGTGCTGTTAAACCAGAAGAACTGGTTAAGTTTATTATGCGATGTCCAATAAGTGAACATCCTAAAGATTATATTAGGCATAAGATTGGTTGGGGAATAGCAAGTGATTATTGGGATTGTTGTGCAAATGTTACTGCGGATTGTTATTATCCAGAATGGGTAGCATTACGCTATATTGGTTTAGCATGGCGTGGAAGAAGTGGTGTTGAAACTTTTTATAATGATATTTTACCAGTTAATAATTTTGATAGTACTTTTACTGACTGGGATGAATATGGAGTTTCACCATATCTAAATGTTGATAGTACTGCAGGAAGAATACATGGTTTCTATCATGGATGGACTGAAGGAGATTTTGATTTTCAGGATTTATCTGCTGGACGAGAAATAATTTATGATGTTTATTTATATGTTAAATCGTGTGGCTATGCGAAAACTTTAGTAAAGCTCTATGATGGAATTAGTTGGTATAATATTGGTGATTTACAAATAACTTTTGCTGGGGGTTATGAATATAAAAGGTTCAATGTTACATCATGTTTAAATACTGTAACTAAAGTTAATAATGCTAAGATGAGGTTTGAGATTACAGGTGGAGTTGAGCATGACCCAAGAAAAATTATTTATGCTTATTTGTCTATAAGGTCTAGTGCAGAAACATCTGAACCATACCAGATGACTGATGATTGGTTCATAGTAGATATGGGTAAACCATTTGATAATGTTACTGCCATGCTGATTGAATGTCGCAACAATCCAATAACATATGCTAGAAACTATAAAATTCAATATGCAAACCTAAGTAACTGTTGTAATACTAATAATCCGCCTTTGGAGAGTGAATGGAATGATTTTACTCCAGCAGTTAACGTTACCAATAATCAAGCAAGGGATATATTGCATAGTTGGGAACCAAAAGACGATGTTCGTTGTATCCGAATTAAACTTACTATGAGTGACTGTAATGCTTGGGAAATAAGCCAAATTTATATTTGGGAAGCAGATGAACATAAATATAGGTTAATGGATGAAGGTGATTAAAATGTCTCATAATTGGGTTACACCAAGTTCGGTTCATAGTTTCTGCGGAGAATCTTTTGGTCATCTTGCAAGTCATGCAATAGACGATAATACTGCTACTTATTGGAGACATGGTACTGTAGATTTCCATTGGGTTATTTTTGATATGGGCGAAACTAAGGCGATAACTAAAATTCGTTTATATCAGAATGGAGAGCTTAGTCAACAGAGATGGGGCTGGAGTTTTGGGATGTATGTTTATGTTGGGGACGACCCTGCAAGTTTTGGTGTGGCTGTCTGGGAAGGAATTTTAAATAGTTCTGGTTGGCAAGAATCTGGAGAATTTAGTAAAAGTGGTCGTTATGTCAAACTTTTAAGTAAGTTTAGTGGTGATGACCAACGTATGTTTGAGTTCGATGCTTATTGTCTGGCTGGTGGTGATGGAAATGGAGACTATTCTGGTGGACCTTGGGTAGATTTAGGAACGATTAGTTCAATCGGAGATATAATAGGTCCATTGAACATTCCATATAGTAGAGTTTCAGATGGTTTACAAACTATTGCTGAAAAAACACTTGCGGCGTTTACTCCTTGGGAATGGTGGTTTGATTATAGTGGGAACCTTTATTTTAAACAATCAAGAGGAACTGATAAGTCTGCAACTATCCACTTAGTGGCTGGAGACCAGATAGGCGGTTCAAGAAAAGAACAGATAAGTAAGCAAACAAGCCAGAGAGTTAGAGTTACTGGTCGTGGTGAAAGTGCAGACCAAGACCGAAATACGAGTGACTGGCAAGAAGAAACAAGTGAAATGGCATCCAATAAAGTTAATGGTTTTTACGAGAAAGTTGAATCGGAGAAGAGTTTGTCTAGTAAAGAAGAATCTGATGTTTGGGCTCAAGTTCTTCTTGCCCAGAATAGCCCAGTAAGAAATGAAATTACAATTACTTTAGAAAATGATTGGTACACTTCTGGTGATGCCCCGCTTAATCCCAATAACTATGACCTTGGAGACTATGTTACTGTTACTGACCCTGCTACTAAATTAACTGGTAAATATCGGGTTAAGACAATAGAAAAATGGATTGATGGTGATGGTGGAGAAAAGGTTCAAGTTACTGTGTCTAAACGTAGAACGGATATTATGGACCGTCTTTCAAACTTGTTTAAGGTAATGGAAAGAATGAAAAACTCAAGTACATACTTGGATACTTTATATGCTGAAGGTGGAAAACAAAGGAAAATAGACGCAAATAAAGTTGAGGATATTTGGAGTCAACAGGCAAGTAATGAGTGGGCTACAGAATTACCAGAAGATAAAACTGAAGACGATGATTACCTTCAAGAATGTGACCCTTATGGAAGAATAGATTATAGTTGTACTAAAGACGAATTTGAAGTTTACGCCACAGCTCATACTGCTGTGGGGTGGGTTTATTTATATGGAACAGCCAATAAAGGAGACCCACTACTCAATTTTAGTAGAGACCCAAAATTCACTTGTGAATTTGAAATAGACACAACTGGTGCAGATAGAACAGAATGGAATACTGGAACTTTTATTTCATTTGGCATTAGAAGTATATATAACCCTGTTACTCCAACAGATTGTGGTAATTGGGGACTTAGAGGATTTGGCTTTGTAGTTAAACAAACCGCTTCCAATTTAACGTTAGAAGCTCGTTTATATATTGATGGAAGTTGCATAAAAGAAGTAAAAATAGCCAATATATCTTATGACGTAAGATATATTGTGGAAGCCCGATTAGAATGGAAAGAAAAAGTGATAAAATATTATTTTGGTAAATCAGATGTGGATAAAAATGACCTGCAGTTTGGTTTTAGATTAAGAGCTATATTGCCAATACCATTAGAAACTCAAGACATATATAATTTTGGTGGAAATGACTACAACAATTATTTATGTCCATTCCATGTTGTTTTATGGGGACAAGATGGGGCTATAAACCCTGAAAAGCCAGCAATAGTAATTTATCGTTGGAAGACTCAAGCTATTAGGGCGGTTGAGGGATAATGCTTTTAAAGTTTGGTTTGTATGTTTATGGTGATGTAAATGCCTAGAAAAGAAATATATTGGATACATAAGGCGGTGAATTAGTTTGACCGTGAAGATTGGAACTGTAGAGTTACCTAATGTTCTTAACTGGGAAGAAGAGGAAGTGTCTAGTGTTCCAATTAAACGTGTTATTCGTAAAACTACTCCTACTGTTCAAGCTCAATATTTTATTAGGGAACCTCGTAAAATTACTATTACTACTAGATTGACGAGTCTGGAGAAACAGAGTTTGCGTGATTTAAAGAATGAGTTTAACTGGCAAGAACTGTATGATTATGATGATAGTTTTGTGGATTGTGTGTGGATTGAAAAGTTGGATGCTAGGTGGGCACGGGCTGAGTTTCATGATACTCCTTGGGTTTATACGGTTTACTTGATTTGTAGTGGTTGTGTTAACGAACCCTCTGCTGGATGTTAGTTAATTATTGTGACTTTGAATTTAAGGGGATGTTCATCCATTTATTATATTCTTTACAAACAGTTACACAGTTTACGCCATAATCTTCATAGTCAAGATGACCATGTTCAAGATTTTCAGTTGTTCCGCAAAAAATACAACGGTCATTTAATGGTATGTGATTGCGAGCATATTGACGGGCGGGCTACTTTTTTATGATTAATATTTCTTTTCCACCAAGTTAGTGGATGTTTTAATTTATCACTTTCATAATGTCTTCTTTGAGACTCTGGATGATTTAAGTCCCATTGTTCTTTAAGTTTCTTATGGTATTCCCTTGCTTTTGGATGAGTAACCATGTATTTCCTATGATATTCATTGAGTTCTTTGCGGTGTTTCTTTTGGTATTTCTTCTGATAGTTTGGGTCTTTATAAGTTCCTTTATGACTTACCATTATTTGTCCACTTCATTTAACTTATATTTATAGTTATTCATGGTGATTTTTCCTTCAACACTAAGAACATCTAATAATCTACTTAGTTCTCTTGGTGGTATTTTATCGTTTAACAGTTTTTGTATTTGGTCTGAACTTTGAGGGATAAATAGTGTTTTCAATATTACTTTTTTGTTTACTTCTTCCTTATCTTCGATACTAAGTGGTTTTCCTAGTTTGGCTTGGTGAATGTCTATTTTCTCTCCTTGTTCCCTCTCTTCCAAATTCTTACTCAGTCTATAAATCTTTGGTTTACTGCCAGCACTTTCATCCCAATAGATTAAGCCCGCCGCTTCCAAAGTTGGGATTATCTCTTCGTTAAGCCTTTTGGTACTTAATGGTCTTTGATATTCCTTCAAATAAAATGTGAATATATCCCGTTTGTTGAATCCATCATTAACATTTTTTTCTATTACTCTATGATATATCTCATATATTTCTGGGGAAATTCCCATTTCATTAGCCTCACAAATCTTACTATAGAGAATATATGCTACTTCAACATCTATTTGGTTAGAGTAAATCATATCCCCTTCTCTTTTCCGATTATGAAAATTCAACAAAGCCCAATATTTAATGAGGCGTAGAAGTCTCTGAAAATCTCTCATATGACGTGGATTGAGTTTTCTTTCTCTAATGAATGATTCGGCAATTTCTTCACTATTAGAGATAATCACGTCTTTTATAGACGCTTCTTTTATATCCAAAATACGATTTTTCAACCTTAATCTATCAACATTCTCTCTAATTCCAGCCTCAAACTTTCTGCTTTGCCCATTCCTTCTAGCAGTTAAATGAATTGCCTCTTCTATTTTTTCAACATATATATCTGGACTTAACTGGAAAAATCTGGTTGATTCTTGAAGGTTTATTTTTTTAGTGGCGGTACACATAATAACTGTTGGAAATCCAATTATAATAACATTTTTAGCCCTAAAACCAGATTTTTGGCTTTTATCCGTAAATTTCACTTGTAATTCTTTTTCATCATGACTTAACAAACTTCTTAGTCTAGCCATCAAAGACATTGAAGGCTGGTCTTTAAATATAAAAATCTTCTTTTCCATATCAACCATACGGGCATGTCTATCTTTATCATATGGACCGAACTCATGGAAGAAAGCTGTTGGTGAAGCATATCCAATTCTTTTAACGTCTTCTTGGGGGAAATATTGGGCAAGTTCTAATGCTATATAGGTTTTACCAGTTGAACTTTCAGACCTAAACATTATATTGCTTTGTTCATCACCGAGATATGTTCCAACCATTATTAACAAGGCTATAACTTTATTTTCCCTATCTTGTTTGATTGTCGTGCCAAGAATATCTGCTATCTCTTCCAAGTCCATTTCCTTATTTATTGATTTCATTGCTTCCTCTTTAGCATTCAATTCATTTTCCATAGACATGTTATTTATCCCCTACTATGGGGGTATTATTACCCCCCTTATTAAAGATAATATAAGTATATTTATTACGTCCACAATTAGGACAAATCCACCGTTGACTCAAACCTTTCTTAGTACGCCTTTTACCATTCTTAACCATTTCAGTTTTACACTCTGGACACTTCAACATATTTCACTCACTCAATTATATGATAAAGTGATATATAAAAGTTACTATTGAAGAAAACTTCTTCTTTATAAGTTTATTTATTACTAACACTAATTAACGGAAAAGAAAGGGATAAAGATAAAAAGGAATTTAGTTGGGTTGTTTTGGTTCTGGTGCTTTGGAAGTTCCAACCCTCTTTACTGTGCTATCTTGTGGGGGAAGAAGCAGTTTCTTCTCTTCTTCTTCACGTTTCTTCTTACGTAGTTCTTCACATTTCTTGCTTGTATAAGCTGGGTCATATATAAACTGGAACAACTGTGCGTCCCAAAACTTGTATATTGTTTCTATTGGAATAATAAAGCCCATCCAAGTAATAATATCCACGCTAAAGCCAAGTTGATAACCGCTTATTCTAGCTGTAACACCTATATATTCATGTGTTTCATCCATAAAGTCACTTCCGCCACTATTACCGAATATAGTGTTAGCAGTTGACAACCAATATTCTTCATTCTCTATAATGTCATGTTTACCCATTAAGATTCCTTTGTTCAGAATAGGTTCATGTCCCAATGAACAACCACAAGAGCAACTTCCCATTCCAATTTTGATTTCATCAGATTTACCTTTCGGGTAAAGTTTTGCAACATATTTGAATGGTTTACTTGTCTTCAATTTTAGCAACGCCAAATCATATTGTTGGTCCCAAGCCATAATCTCAGCATTATAAGCAGAAGCCCCAGTAATCGTACTCATTTCTTCATACTCAAAAATCTCCACTTGCACTAACTCACGAACTTCAGTTTCAATAGTTCTATCAGCAAAAGGATGTTTCTTCTTCACTTTCTTAATAGCACTTTCAACAACGTGATGGCACGTCATAACATAAGTTTCATATTTCCCATTGTTATCTGGAATTGGCTTACTATAAACAATCAATCCAGAACCACCCGCCTTAGCCGTTCTCACCCGCACCGTAGGATAAATCATATCTTCATGTTCACTTTTTATCCGTTTAAGAGTTTCTTCACTAAATCTGCTCATTTAATCACTATCATATTCTATATTGAATTCTCCCTAATAAAAGTTGTGGTTTTTTTTCTAAACATTTAAATATCACTTCCCCTATTAACTATTTGATAATATTGTTTGAGAAAATAAAATTTCACGCTAATCTAACGCTTGGCAATTTTTGGCTAAGTTGGTTTGGGAACTTTGGTAGGGAACTAGGTTCTAATGTTCCACATTCATTCGGAACAAATCCATATGGCGATGAATTGTCACATAGAATGTTTACTGATAAACCATCGGAATATATGAATTTTATTGATTGGTGCATTAAACGTGGAAAAGCATGTTGGATTACTTCCCAGCCAATGCGTGAATATGGTGTGCCATTGGGAATAGAAAAATTGTTTTTTGATTTTGATTATCCATTAAAAAAGAATTGGAATATGACTCCACGAAGAAGAGAAAAAGTTAAAGAACAAGTTTTGGAGTTTCTTAAACCATTAGATTATGAACCATTATTAGTAGCTACCCGCAAAGGCTTTCACGCTTATATTTTCTTACGAAGAGTTTACGAGTTTGAACCACAAAACTTTGATTTCGCCAAAGATGTTTTTGGCGTATTAGCATTATCCATGATTGGCTTACCAAAATTATATGAACAGTTAGAAGAGGAAGACCGTAAAAAGTGGAAGTATCTTGATTTTGTTCCGTTAGGTGATATTAATCGTATGGCTAGAGTACCTTTAACTCCACACGAAAAAACTGGTGAAGTCTGCCAGATATTAGACCGTAAGTTGAAACCAACTAAAGTTAGAAGTTTAGATTTGTACCGTACATATGGTCTTCGTGAAGATAAAATTCGTGAAGCAGTAGAAATAGTTAAGGATTACTACCAAAAGAAAGTGAATAGAGAAAAAAGAAGAATTGAATCTGGAAGTAAAGACTTTGCGAATGGCGGCGGAAAATTTCATGGGCAAATAAGACCGTGTTTTCTGGAAAGAATGAGAATTGGAGAAATGGTTCATCAACAACGACTTGCCTTTCTCATTGAAATATACTGGAGTAAAATAAAAAATCAAAGACAATGGAGTAGAATGAGAAAAGAAGAAACAATGATAAACTTTTTCCGTCAATTCAAAGATTTCAAAGAGAAAGAAACTAGATACTACGTTAATTATTTTCTAAACCATAACCCAAATAAATTTCCACCATACCGTTGCAAAACACTAGAAAGATTAGGTTACTGCTTAAAGAGTGAATGTCCATTTTACAAACAATAATAATACTTATAAACATTATCATCATATTATTATATGGTGATAATAATGGGTTTTTCGGAGTGGTTGTTGAGTAATAATAAACTTGAAAGGTTAAAAGCTTGTTTTTATGCTTTAGAAATTGGAACAGTAATTTGTAGTTTAATAGATAAGATAACTACGTTTATTGCTTTAACATATTGGGGAGCAATCGAAATAAATCCTTTTGCAAATCATCTAATGAATATTATTGGTGTTGTTCCAGCCCTCATTATAGGATTCTTAGCTTCTATAAGTCCAATATTACTAATTCATTATGGCATTCGCAGACTCAAATGGAATAAAGAAGGACACTATTGGATTTTCACAATATTCATGACAGTTTATTTTGCTACGTTTTATAAATTAATTGAAGGTCAAATAATGGGGTGTCTATAATGAATTACACTATTATTATTATCTTTGCAATATATATGTTTCTCATATTATTCTTGAGAAAGAGATACAAAAAGGCAAAGTGGAATCCGTTTGAACAAGCAAAAATGAATTCTATTATCAAGCGGGAAAACGATTGGGTGTTTGAGAGACCATTTAAACGTTTTGAATATGTCAACAAAAAAGTAAGTGATGGAACAGTAATTGGAATATATCTTATTCCAAAACCGAAAACCAAGAAACAAATTAAGTATGAGAAACTCTGTAAGAAATGGCGATAGAAATACTTATAAACTAATTTTATTATTATATTAAGCAGAGTTGATAATAACATGGATGATAAGTTTATAGTAGCGTTGACTGGAGTTGTTTGTATCACTTCGATTAGTGTTGCTTGTATCGTTTCTGGAATAGACGGAGTTGTTGTAGGTTCTGCCATAGGTGCAATATCAGGCATTATTGCTGGCATATTTGGCTATTTGAAAGGTAAAGGTAATTAATTGGTGTGAATACAATGGTTGTTGCAAAAACCGATGTATTTGAACCAACAAGAAGCTACGTTAAAATGCTTTCTAAATTAATAAAGTCTCTTCAAAAAGCAAAACCAAAAGACAGACTAGATTATTCTGTTGAAATAACAAAGTGTCTAAATGCAATACTGGTAAGCGTGAAAGGTTGGAATGCATGGTTAACCAATTTGGAAGCTCTAAAAGTTTTATCATTAGAAGATTTACAACAAGCCTACCCAAAACTATTAGAAACAAGTATTGCTTTTCTCAAGATAGATGTGGAAGTCACAAAAAAGAAATTGCTTGAAGCTTCAGTTAAGTATAACGAAAATAAACAAAAACACAAGTCAAAGGATTATAGAGAACCTTACGTTTCCTAAAAGCAAAGATTTATATATCGCCTTTCTAACTATATTATTATAAGGTGTAAATAATGAGTAAACAAGAATCAGGCTCTTTTGTTCCAGAAGAAAAACAAATAAAACCACCACCACCACCGCCAATTAATCCCAATACTGCTTTACTTGTGGTAATGCGTGAAATTAGGGACGCAGTAAAAGAAAACATGGAAGCACTTAATAGTCTTTTGACTACACTTGTTGGACAAACAAGAAATGAATTTACAACTCCACAAGGAAAAACCACAG